CCGAGTTTGCAGAGAAATATTTTAAGAAAGGCACAAAGTTAGTAGTAGTCGCACGCTGCCAAACGAGAACATACACAAACAACGAGGGCAAGAAAGTTTATGTTACGGAATTTATCGTAGAGGATCAAGAGTTCGCGGAAAGCAAGAGGGCAGCAGGCGGCGAACCGGAAACGGAAAAAGACGGTTTTATGCAGATGCCGGAAGGCGAAGAATTACCGTTTAACTAGGGGGCAGACATGGAAGAAAAGAAACTAACCGCAAAAGAGAGGCGAGAACGCAATTTTTACGATGCGCAATACATGATCTACTATGAATTGCCGGTATTGATAAGTAAGATTTTTCACGCCGCATTTGCAAATTGCGAGTGCGGAACGCCGGTTATAGAAAAAGAAGATATGCAATTTATAGAAGGTTTTGTTAAAGCAACAGAAGATACTTTTAATATTGCAATGGAAGGACAGAAAAAACAGATTGTAGAAATGCTAAAAATGCACGAATAAGGAGGATAAGCAAATGCAAACAATTTCAATCATCAGCTTAAAAGGTGGCGTAGCAAAGACCACGACAGCCGTAAACATGGCGTACACGTTGGCAGCAGTACATAACAAGAAAGTTTTAATTATCGACAATGACAAGCAGGGGAACACATCAAAGGCGTTTAAGAAGTACGACACAGAGGACAAAAACACCGTTGCGCGCATGATGTTAGAAAGAAATATTGATGTATCGGAAATAATCAAAAAAACAGATTACGAAAACATCGACATTATAACCGCGAATATGGATTTATTAGAGGCAAACTTGCGAACTATTGTAGATACCGGCAGGCAGCAGCAGACGAGATTTAAAAAGGCATTGAGTAACAGCAAGGTTTTAGATCATGGTTGGGCGAAATTCGACTATTTACCACTTACAGAGGCATACGATTATTGCATCATAGATAACGCGCCCGATATTAACATGAGTATCATTAACGCCCTTGTAACGTCAAACGATGTAATAGTACCGGTATTTATGGATCAATACTCTTTTGACGGCTTAGACATTCTTATGGAGCAAATCGCACAGGTGCAGGAAGATTTTAACGAGAACTTACATTTTGCAGGGTGCGTCATTACACAGTATCAAAACAACGATGTAAACAATCAAGGAATAGAATGGTTAAAGGCGCATAATGTACCGGTATTTAACCAATGGATCCGCAGGACGGAAAAGAAAGTAAACGAAAGCACATTTGCAAAAATGCCGCTTGTGGAATATTCCGTAAGATGCGGAGCCGCACAGGATTATAAAAAATTCGTATTGGAATATTTGGAGGGCGAAGATGCAGAAAATTAAGTTTAAAGCGAAATGCCCTTATGAGATAGGCGACAAGATCCAATTTGAGAAGGGCGGCAAAACGCAGACAATGGACGTAACGGACATTATAACGCAGGTAAGTGCCAAAACCGGCGACATAACATTTATTTTAGAGTTGGACGGTTGGTATAAGCTGAACACCAAATTACACGATGTAAAAATACCGTAACGCCTAGTATTTACTAGACGATACCCAATTTAGGTACAAGGAGGCACGCAATGGGATTTGACATTAACAATTTTTTAAATGCCGAAAGCAAAAAAGAGGTAAAGAGCGATTGGAAACCGGTTAAATTGAGCGTACATAAATTAAGACCGGCAGCAGGTAAAGAAAATTTCTACCACATGGACGATAAAGAGATCGAGGAAACTGCCCGCACGATTGAGTTAGTAGGCATACAGCAATACCCGGTTGTAAAACCGATACCGGGTACCGATGAATACGAGATTATAGCCGGGCATAAAAGAAGGCTTGCAATATTAAAACTAATTGCAGAGGGTAAAACAGAGTATGAAATGATCCCTTGCAAAATCGAAACGGCAGAGGATAGCATAAAAAACCGGTTGATTTTGATTTTTACCAATTCAACGCAGCGTGAAAGAACCGATTACGAAAAGATGCAGGAAATAAAAGAGGTTCGGCAGCTTTTGGAAGAATGGCAGAAAGATAATAAAATACCGGGAAAGATGCAAAATGTAATTGCTGATTTTTTGGGAACAAACAAAACAAAAATAGGAACATTGGAACACATAGACAGCAAGTTAATAGAACCGTTTAAGGCTGAATTTGCAGCGGGAAAGATAAGTACAAACGCCGCAAACGAAATAGCAGGATTAGACGAGGCAGCGCAGCAGGTGTTATACGACACATACAAAGAAACCGGATCATTAACCGCAAAAGAAGTTAAGACGGTAAAAGAACCGGAAAAGCCACAGGAACAGACCACAGAACAGCCAAAAGAGGCAGAAACGAAAGAAACACCGAAGGAACCGGAAAAAGCCGGAAATGAGGCGCAGGACGAGCCACAGCAGCATATTACAACCGAACCGGAAACAAAAATAACATACAATGCACCTGCACCGGATAATACAGATCGCGCAAGCCTTATTATTAACGGCAAAATCAATATGAACAAAGAATATAACGGTATGCGGATTATGTATTTCATGGAGGCGATTTTAAGCCCCGATCTATTCGATAGCAATTTTTGGAAAGGTTGGAAAGAGAACACCGGCGCAAAATGGGAGTATATCGCAGATTACGCAGGGTTAAATACACCGTTTGTATTCAAAGGATCGGAGCCGGAACAATGCACAGCGGTTTTAACAAACGAAGGGTTAGAGGTTGCAAGACTAAAAGCCGGGCAGCAGGCGTTATTGATTTACGACGATTTAGCGGAACTTATAGATCTTATGATCTACACGAAAGTAATTGAGATAACAGAAATTGAAAGCGACTTGAAATATTGGGCGAACCGCACAGCGAAAGAATTAGTTTCAGTTAGTAATTACTTGACGGAAAGCGAAATTTATATATTGCAGGATCTTATGATGAAATGCAAGGAAAGAGCAGGTAAATAATATGAGCGTTGAGAACATGGGTAACGGATATGTAAAAGTAGGCGTAAAGCAGGAAGATTTAGAGGCAAGTATAGCGGGATTAAGGCAGTTAAAACCGATTTTGCAGGCGCAAGTCACACGCGGAAACGGAAACAATACGCGGCAGGCAGCTATCGACAGAGCAGAGATCGGAAAACATTTTGATACAGCTATAAACGCGATGTTAATTTTATATTCCGCTTTTGAGGCAAGCGAAATGACAGAGGAAGAAATAACAAAGTGGTTTGAGGCTATGGAAAGAGAGGCTAAAAAGGAAATTGACACCGGCGCAGACAAAACCGCGTTTATGTGCGGCATATCAAGAACGGCGGCGGGAATGGCGGGTAAAAACCCGAAATACGCACGATTTATTACAGATAAGGCAAAAGAGGCAATAGAAAACATAGCAAAATACAAAGGGCAGCAGATGTAAAAACCTGCTGCATAGGTGCAAAATATGAAAAATAATTTAGCCTATATATGCAGTCCATACCGCGGCAATATCTTAGAAAAAGCGCGAAATATCTTATACGCAAGGCATTTAACAAAACTTGCCTTGCAATTAGGATATACACCAATCACAACTCATTTATATTTAACACAGGTATTAAATGACAATATACCGATGCAGCGGCGACAAGGATTAAAAGCCGGGCGAGATATTCTAAACGCCTGCGACACAATCATAATAGGCGCAAGGCATGGGATAAGCGAGGGAATGGCAGCAGAGATAAACGCAGCAGCAGGAAAACATCAAATTATAGTTATTTAGGAGGTACACATGAGCAGATTAGACCAAATACGCCGCATGAGTGACGATGATTTAATACTATTCCTTAGAAGATATAAAAGTGAAAAATCATCATGTAACCGATGCACAAAGAAAGACACAAGATGCAACCCATATACCGGCGCAGATTGCAAAGAGGGGATAACACAGTATTTTAAAGAGGAGGGCGAGTTATGATCCATGCGCTAAAAATATTGCCGGAGTTTTTCAAGGCAATGGCAGCAGGTACAAAAAGTTTTGAGGTCAGAAAGAATGATCGCCCATATCATACCGGCGATTATGTAGCATTAAACGAATGGAACAGCGAACAATACACCGGAAAATGCACATTGCAAAAGATTGTTTATATATTAAACGATCCGGAATATTGCAAGGAAGGTTATGTGATTTTGGGTTTAGAGCCTTGCGCAATCGGAGAAATAAGAGAAAGCCGCCGTATGTTGCAAGGCAGATCGGAGGAGGTTCCGGTATATGACAGAAAATAAAGAAATTATAAAAGCGGGCGGCGTATTTATCACACATCGGACACGCGAGGCGATATACGCGACAGCGGCGCAACGCACCGAACCGGAATTAAAAGAATGTTTTACGATGCTACATGACAGCATGGATCGGTTCGGTAAACAAATTGCGGTAGAGGAAATAACCGGACAAGATTTTATTATATACACGCCCGAAAGAAGAATAGGCAAAACAGAGGCGGCATTATATTTAGCCCACGAATACAATATGCCTTATTTGGTTAAGTTGGCGCAGTTAGATTTTGTTAAGCGGCAGGCAAAAGAGGCGGGATATAATATAAAATTCGTTCCTTTGAGCCGCCTACAAATCGAGGGCATGAGATTAAGAACCATTTTAAAGGACGAATGTATAAAAACCAAAGAGGCGCGGGAATACATCGGCAAATATATTAACATAATCGGAATTGAGGAAATATAGGAGGCACACATGGCAAAAGGTATTAAATTAAACAGAGAACAATATAAAAACGTTAAACGCATGGATCACAAGCAAATGGAAACTTTCGTAGTAAATATGTATAACGCAGGGTACGAGGACGGCAAAAAGACAGCGGGCAGCAGGGTAAAACCTTCAGATATTGCGGTAGCAATTTCAGAGATAAAGGGCATCGGAACCAAGAAAGCCGCCGAGATCATGGCGGCAGTAAACAAATTATACGAAGGAGGTACAAAACAATGTTAGCTGATATTGTGGAAAAGGCGGAACGAACAGCGGGGGGGGGGTAACAACAAAAACAGGATCGTGTAAATTTTGCAAGCAGGCAGCGATGCGAAAAGTATTATGCGAGTGGAACCAAGAGGAAATAGACGAATTGGCAACGGAAACTTGCGAATGTGTGAACGCACGCATATATACACACAAGAAAAGCCAAAAAGAAAGAGCGCATAACAAAATAGATCTTCTTTTTGGAGAAAATAACACAACGGTTATAGTTCCCGATGCAGCAGTTGACCTGCTGCATAAAACTGTTTATCCGATATGTGAAGGCTTTATTCAATCAGCAACCGTAGATATGGGAAACGGTATAAAAGGGAAAATCAGTATTACAACGAAAGGAATTGTTAAAGTAACGCGAACAAAGACCAATACAAGCACATACGAGGCATAGGAGGGAACATGAAAGAGAAAACGAAGGCTTTTTACAAAGCGGTTTTTAAATATTGGCTGCATGAGCGCAAAGAAAGCGTAAAAAGATTATTTGTAAGGAGGACGAAATGAACAGACGGCAGAAAAAGAAACAGTTTAAAAGGCGTTTTGGTTTTAACCCACCGCGTAGCATATCAATAAAAGCAGCAACCTACATAATGGAACGCCGAAAAAACATTATTACAGCTTTTGAGAAGATCAAGAAAGCAATTTTAAATCTATGGGAGGCGGTAAAGAAACCGGCGTTAGAGTTGGCGACAGCATTAAAAGAGGCGGCGACGGCGTTTATAAGTAATAAA